ATGGGCATGCCGGTAAGCATTGCCGATTTGCCGTTAAATATGTCAGCGGGAACTTATCTGGGATTTGTCGAGGGATTTACCTTTAAGGCAGCATATAACGAGGTAAGCATTTCGCTGAATCTTTCACCTTTGGCGTTCTCGTTGCAGGCAATGCGCTGGAACAACGTGCCAATTGTGGAGCAATGGCAAACAGTAATTCCAACACTGGACTGGGAACATGCGACGCAAGTCGCGTAAGGGGAAAATATGAGCAATCCAACAACGCCATTTGGCTGGCAAATGCCGACAGCTACTGATCTGGTGACCGATCTTCCGGCTGATTTTGAGGTCTTTGGACAAGCTGTGGCAACATCGATGGCCGATCTCTTGGGCGGGACAACGGGCCAAGTCTTATCCAAAACCACAAATGCGGACATGGACTTCACATGGGTAACAACAGACGATACAAATGCGATTCAAAATGCGATTGTTGATGCCAAGGGCGATCTAATCGGTGCAACGGCTGCCGATACTCCCGCACGATTGGCCGTTGGCACAAATGGACAAGTCTTGACGGCTGATTCAACAGCTGCAACCGGATTGAAATGGGCAACGCCAAGTAGCAACAAAGTAGCTCAGGTCTTATCTACGTTAAAAACTGACACATTTTCGACAACAGCGTCAAGTTTCACGACGATCACAGGATTAAGTCAAGCCATTACACCAAGCGCGACATCAAGTAAGATTTTAATTATTGTTTCTTTGTCCGCTGGCATAACAAACTCCGATAGTAATGTCGGCTATTTTGCAATCAGTGGCGGCAATACTTCATCATATCTTGGAGCTGCCGAAGGCAACCGTAAACAGACAGTCCACTGGGTTCGCCGTCCCGGAGACAGTGCGACGCCAGCGGCGACAAACATGCCGATGACAATGGTTTATCTAGACTCGCCAAATACAACAAGCTCGGTCACTTATAACGCGACCGCTTATGTAAATGGTGGAACAGCCTATGTGAACCGATCCGGTGTGGACACAAATGACGGATCTTTTGGACGATCAGCTTCGACAATTACAGTAATGGAGATACTCGCATGATTGACTACGCAACAATCTTGACTCGCAAATACCAAGGATCTGAATGGACACTTGATGGAGATGATTATTCTGGACTCACTTGGATTTCAGATTCACCAAAGCCATCAAAGAAAACACTTGATGATCTTTGGAAAACAGTCGAAGCTGAAATGGCGGCAGAAGAGGCCGCTCGGGTTAATGTCAAAACATCAGCGATCGCAAAACTCGCAGCTTTAGGATTAACAGAGGATGAAGCGAAAGCAATCATCGGATGATTTCCGCTAACGGCTGGCCGGCATCCAAGACCCGGAATGAGATTGGGATTGAGTCTTTTCCCGTACCCGGCACAAAGATCAAGCTTGCATGCGCCAAATCTGTTGCGCCATTGCTTGTCGGATTTGCAGCTGAATTCCATCAGCTAATTGAGCCGATTGATCAAGGCGGCCTCGATGATTGGGGATATTGCTTCCGAATGGTCAGAGGTAGCACAGACAATTTGAGCAATCACTCATCAGGCACAGCCATCGATCTAAATGCCACAGAGCATCCACTTGGAAAAGTCGGCACATTTCCGGCCGAAAAAGTGCCAATGATCAGAGCTTTGGCCAAAAAATACTCATTGACTTGGGGTGGAGATTATCGAAACCGCAAAGACGAAATGCATTTTGAAGTGGCAATTCCGCCATCGAAGGTCGAGGCGGCAATTAAAAAGCTAGGGGCATCAAAATGAATCAAATCAAACCGCTTGCAGCATCATGGGCAAGATCATTTTTAGCGGCATCATTGGCCATGTACATGGCTGGAATTACGGATCCAAAGACTTTGGCCATGGGTGGCGTTGCAGCTATTGCTCCGGTCGTACTTAGATGGCTAAATCCTAAAGACGCAGCTTTCGGAGTCATGGGGAAGTGACGCGAAAACTACAGTGGGCAGCCCTAATTTCAGGAGTGCTGTTGGGGCTGTCCGCTTGTAGCTATCAAGGTTGGACACGTTATGAATGCCAAGAATTTGAGAATTGGGAAAATCCGGAGTGCAATCCCCCGCAATGTAAGGCGCAAGGGACGTGCACCGAAGATATTTTTGGAGAGGATCCAAGTGAATTCACCTCAAAAACGTCTGACAAATGAGCAGCTAAAGGCCCGGCTAATTGTCTTCATTGGTGTTTCGCTGGCTTTAACTTTTACCTTTTCGGTCGCCGGAATGCTTTACGCGTTGATCTTTGTCACTCAGCCGCTCGGAGATCAAGCCCCAAATGACCGGGCATTTATCGAGCTACTTTCAACCTTGACAATTTTCCTCACTGGAGCTTTGGGATCAGTTTTGGCGTCAAATGGATTGAAAGATCGGACAAAACCGACGGAAGACACGCCCAAAACCACGCACGATTCTTGACACTGTCAGAGGCACCCGTCATGATTTTGACAGGGAGCTAAACAAAGCTCCCATGAACAGAAACGGGAGCAACACAGAATGGCAATGGAATCACAAATCATCTGGATCATCATTTACACAGTCACAAGCTGCACGATCTTCTATACAATGGGTCATGCACAAGGTAAAAAAGACGGCTATTGGCGCGGGCGATCGGTGGGCATGAGAATCGGCTCAGAACGTGAGGTTAATCGTGGCTAATCCGCTCGAAGGTTACGAAAGCGTTGCCGAACGCATTGAGAAATTTTGGATTCATTATCCAATGGGCCGAATCGATTCAAAGCTTGTTCATCAGGATGGCAATCGTTACATCATCCAAACCGATCTTTACCGGGATGTCCAAGACATGATCCCATTTGCAACAGATTTTGCCGAAGAGATCCGAAGCAGCTCGAACCGGTTTCCGATGGAAAACTGTGTCACATCATCAATTGGCAGGGCTTTACACACTGGAGGCCTTTCCAAATTTAGCGAAAACGCCAATCGGCCTAGCTTTGAGGAAATGCGCCGCGTTGGCCTTTCGGTCGTACCGGAGCCAACAGCTACACCGGTCGAGCATCGCGACCCTTGGAGCTTTGGAGCAGCTATGGACAACATAACCACAGAGATGGTCACACCCACAGCCATCCTTGATGTGCCGACTTGCCAGCATGGCCCAATGGCCTTTAAAGAGGGCGTCAATGGCAAAACCGGCAAGCCTTATAAAGGTTTCGTCTGCACCGAAAAGAATCGGGATTTTCAATGCCCAGCTCGATGGATTGATACCAAATGAGCGGCGATTTTGAAATGATCCGGATTGCTACCGGTGAACGCACCATTATCCATCAAGATGGGACAGAGCTGCGCGATTTGGTAAACCCGCCATCGATTGAATGGTGCGACAAGGGCCAGCACTACGCGAACCGGCTCAATGGTAATTACACAGGGGAAGCCTATTCACAGCTGTGGATTTGTCTTCAGTGTGAACAATCATGATTTGGCTACGCTTACAAAAAGATGATGAATTTACAGCTGCATCGATAGCCTTTCGACGAGCTTTTGAATCACCGGATAAGGTTGATCGATCGATCGAGAAGCTCAATCTGCATGAATCAATTGCCCGGGATGCAGAAGCTATCGGAGCCGAAATGATTGTGGCCCAATACTTTGGAATCAAAAACTTTGAACCTACTGTGGGCGGATTTAAGCTGCATGCTGATATCGGTGGCAATGTCGAGGTCAAGTGGACGCGCTACAAAGAGGGCCATCTATTGCTTAGCGATCGAGACCGGGATTCGGACATCGCAATCCTTGTCACCGGTAAGAGCCCGATCTATTACCTTGCCGGATGGATACCAATTAAGGCAGCCAAGCGGCCTACCCGGAAGCGAAGCGATGGGGCCTATTGGATCAATCAATCTGATCTCAATCCCATGGCTGATCTAGCTCGGAGCATGTATGCAATCAATTGAGCACATGTGCCGAATCTGCAAAAAGATCACGCTACAAATTACAAGGCGCGTCTCTGATCTATTGCCGCCAAATGTGCATGTACTTGAATGCACAGGCTGTGGATGTCTGGGGATAACTTCTGTGCAAATCGCCGATGATAAGGCCGATGCATGATGGTATTGACATCCTTGACAAAGGCATTACGATCACTCTCTCGACGAGAGCCGCTGTGGCGGTGTAGCTCGCGGAGAGCCATCTACACGGGCGTACTATGTTTAGCGATGCTAAACGTAAGCCCAGCACTGGGCGTTGATAACAGTCAAACAAATGCATTTAAACTCTATGCACACATCAAAGTTGTTGATGCAAAACAATATCGATGTCTTGAGCAGCTTTATACTAAAGAATCCAATTGGAATCCCAATGCCCGGAACGGCTCGCACTATGGCATTCCACAGATGCGCAATGTAAAGCTCAAGACTATGGACGCAATGACTCAAATCGATTGGGGTCTTCGATACATTAAATCCAGATATTCCACTCCATGCAAAGCATGGGCATTCTTCCAAGCTAACCGGTGGCATTAATGAGTAGGGCTTGGAAGGATGGAACTCAAAAAGGTTGGCGTTCAACCAGAGCTCGAATACTTGCAAGGGATCGATGCTGTCAGCTATGTGGCCAAAGCGAAGGCCCAATGCATGTGGATCACATAATCCCCAAGCGATTGAATGGAAGTGATGCAGACTGGAATTTGAGGCAATTGTGCCAGAATTGTAATTTAACGCGTGAGAGGCGTTTTTTTGAAAACACATTTCCAC